TGGCTGATGTCTCTAAGGAATTCATCAGGTTTAAGCCCCACTCAAAGCGCAAGGATGACATCGTGGACGCTGTAGCACATTTTACAAGATACCTTCCCGCGCACATTGAATTGCCCAAGAACGAACAAGAACGTCAACAAAGGGCTGACGAGTGGCTAAAGCAAAAACAAATGCATGACCGAATCTACCCAGGTATGCCCGAACCTGTTATTCCGCCGCCACAGGCACCCACAAGTTACGAAGGCTTGCCCGTATTCGCTAATTGGGAACAACAACTTGGGTACGGGACTTAAGAAACGGTAACCCCCAACTTGGAACAAAAACAATCGGTTTTGCCTTTCCAATCGCAACCGTCAACTGAACAGACATTTTGTTTGCGTTCCGTGATTTGATGTCCGGCGGCACATGTCCACACATCAATTTTACAATTATCATTGTGGTCGTGTCCGGGTGGACTGTAGTACCCAACTAATGTACTTCCCTGTCCTTTATAGAGTACTGTCGCGCCGCATCGCGGACATTCTTTCAGATCAGTTTTCATAGTTTTATGATTACACATTTTCGGAGCTTTGTCAAGTGGCCCAACTGACGCCAGACCCGGTTAATCCGCAAGGAAAAATAGATATAAAAGATTTCAAGTCTCCTGCGGAAGTAACGGATGCAGGCGCACTTCAGTTGGTTTGCCAGGACGCAATTAACACGGAAGCATTTTTACAAAATCAATATTGGAGCTTAAGATGGCGTGAAAGTGACGCCCTCATGCAGTCCCCTCCGTCAATTTTTTTGTGGGAAGGGACCACAGTACCACGTAGTAACCTTAATCGTTTCTTGGTTGCTGAAGTAGTAAACTCTATCAAGCCCCAAGTCATGAACGGGTTGTTCTATGAGAAGCCCGCGTTCGTTCTAAGGCCGCGCCCCAATCTAACACAGAACACAACGAGAGCGATTACTGAACTTCTGTCTACCGAACTAGACCAAATGAAGTTCCGCCAGGAAGTAAACTGGGGCATGTTCTCGGCCCTACTGTTCGGTACGGGAATCTGGAAGTGGGGTTTTAAGTCCGAAATTAAGAAACAAATTAAGTATGTTCCTGTCGGTAATCCCCTAAGCGTTCCTTCGCCATTGCCCGGCCAGCCTGCAACCGAAATTGAAACACCCGATAGTCTTCGGTACAAGAAGATCAAAGACGAAAAGGATACGTACCTTCCTACATTCGAATCTCGGGACATCAGGCACGTCTTGGTCGATCCTGGTTTGCGCGTGCCGGATATTCGCAAAGCCAAGTTCGTTATCGACCGAATGTACCTAACGTACAAAGACCTTATTAAACTGGCCGCCGAAGAATACGTAGATGAATCTAGCGGTACTCAGGTTCTCAAGAAACGCTATGATTTGCCTTCTGACGCGGAAATTAAAAGTTGGTTTGAGCCGCCGAAGGAACAACCTGCCCAGCCATCAAGTACGGAAGCTGTAGTCGTCCAGGGCACTACGTTTGTACACCATGCCGCGCCAGCCTTCAAGAAGACCACGGAAGACCCCCTAGACGAACCCCTGGAAGTCCTAGAGCGGTGGGGCAACGATAAAGTAATTACTGTTCTAAACCGCGTTAAGGTAATCCGTAACGAGCCTAACGAGTTCTGCTGCATTCCTTTTTTGTCTGTCAACTGGTGGGACATTCCTGATGCTTTCTGGGGCCTTGGGTTGGGCCGTGTCATTGGGGTAGAACAGCGTGTACAAGCCGGTTTAATCAATGCCTGTTTGGATTTGGCTTCGTTGATTGTCAATCCTATGTTCATCCGCAGTCGTGGATCGAATATTCAAGAACAAAACATCCGCCAACGGTTGGGTGGCATTCTCACGGCTGACGGGCCTGTTAGAGACGCATTCGCTATTCTCGAACAGCCTTCGCTGCCTGCTGAAGTTGTCAACCAAATTGGTATGTCTGAAGCTAGGGTTCAGAAAACTACCGGCGCTAGTGATCCATTCATGTCTGGTGCGAATGGTGGCCGGGCCGGAGCAGCCAGGTCGGGCACAGGCGCAGCAGGCATGATCCAAGCTACCATGACCCGCATCGGTGGTTTCGCCGAAGACTTCGTAGCCCAAGTTTATGAACCATTGCTGTACCAAATTCATCAACTGAACAAAGATAAGATGCCCATTACGTATATCCGTGAAGTTTTGGGCGACAAACTAGGTGCGGAATTTAAGTTCAGTGCTACGGATTTCTTGAATGCTCCGGCAGAGTTTGAGGTCTTGGCGGGCAGTCATCTGGCAGCCAAAGCTCAGATGGCCCAATCATTGTTTATGATGATTCAATTATTCGAGTCGCAACCTTTGATGGATCAGCTCTCCAAAATCAGCAACCAAAAAGTAAACGTCGAAGAATTATTCCACATGGTGCATGACGTGTCCGGCTTCAAGAACTACTACAATATTATTGTGCCCATGACGCCCGAAGAGAAAGCTACTCAGGCGGCACAAAATAATCCGATGGCCAAAGTACAAGGTCAGATGGCGCTAAATAACCAGAAGTTTCAGCAGAATCAATCCCTGACCGATCAAGAAAATGAAGCCCGTGTAGTTAGAGATATGTTGAGGCACATTACAGAAAAAAGTGCGGAACCTGAACTTTTGACAGGTGCAGAAGCCCCACAGGAAGGCATGGGTTCGAATGAGAGCGCGTAGAATATGAAGGGTAGCGAAGCCCGGCCATCAAGGCCGCAAGCACCAAAAACAACCATCGGTATGAACGGTGTAATAGATTTAACCTTAGCCGAGAAACAAGACCTTACCTTATTTTCGGGCACCCCTGCGTATGCCGCCATCCAGAAGCTCCTAGAACTAATGCTTATCGAAGCCAGGGACGCGGCGGCACTAATCCCACCGCACAGAAAAGACGAACGCTTGGCCGCGCTGGACACAGCCTACGCAGTATCTAAAGTGATGCTTGAACTCAAGGAAAAGATTAGCTACTTGGTCGGTGAACACTTGGGATTGCTCAAGCAAAAACAGGCTACCGAGGACATGCAAGACCAGGCCATGCTAGAAGACATCATCATGAGTCCGATCAACCAGGGACGTTAGTTGTTCATATTCTGAACAACTTCTTTGCTTACGCCGGACCTAACCTTTCCGTGTGTTCCGGCAGCATGAGCAAACGGTTCGAACGGCATCCAGGTTGCTCCTTCGTTTTCGCAGACAATTACGCGGCCCCGCCTATTTTGGCAGAAATCGGATAATTCTACGTAATCAATCTTTGAGAATTTATATGCTTTTCCCGCAACTGAATACGGCGGGTCAATGAACCAATCAGCCAGAATATCAGGGCAGTTTCTATAGTCTTCGCATCGGATTTGCCAGTCTCGTATTTTTTGGAGTTGCGCCGCAATTCGGGCGCGCGTTTGTTCGCCCCAAACAAGGCAATTTCCACTGTTCTGATACTGGCGCGCCCACGCAGAGCGTCTCTTATTGGGATTTGTGTTCCCTTTAGTAATCCAAAACCCGATTAGCCATTTCGCTTCTTGGGGAATATCAAGTTCGGTCGTAGTTTCAAACTCAATCGGGAGAGAGAGTATTTCAGATTCCTTGGCCGCAATGAGATATTTCCAAATTCCAGCTACGGCGGGATTCAAATCATACAGTAGAACTTTCGGTGCCTCCCAATACAGGGAATAGCAAGCACCACCAGCAAAAGGTTCGATCACCAAATTGTGTTTCGGAGCGCCATATTTCTTAGCCAGCCGCCACTTACTCCCCATGTATGAGAACATTGGTCGCATTAACGCCTAATCATACCAACACTAGAAACAAATGTCAAGCCCTAATTAGGGGCTACAGGAGAAACAAATGACTACAGCAGTAGAACCAAAGAAATTCTCAACAGAATACCAAATCGAAGACGACAATGGCAATCCTATCGGGCCGCCGCAGCACTTTGAAGCCGACACTCAAAAAGATTTGTTAGAAATGGTCAAGGCCGCGCACAAAAACGCAGCCAAGGAAATGTACAAGACCAAGAAGGCCGTAAAGATCGGCAACCTCATTACGCCTGATCCTGAGCGCCCTTTGAACAAGTACGAACGCAAGCCTTTAACAGCAGATGAGCGTGTCCGGATTGCCAATGCCATGAAGGACCCCCAGACGGCTTCAGACGCAGCCAAGACTATGATAGAGGCTGAACTGGGCGTGCCTTTTGATGTTATGCGCGATTCACTACAGTACCTTGAAATCCGGCGCAGGATCGAAGAAGCTCAGGAACAAACAGATTTGTTCCTTCGGGCGCATCCTGAATACGTAAACGCCGATTCTAATAAAGAAATGATATTAAAGTGGCTGGAAAAACGAAACCTAGCCATCACACACAAGAATCTTGAACTGGCCTATGAGGATTTGACAAGCACGAATCCTCCTTTGCTTATCGTGCAGAGGCCAACTCCACCGCCGCAATCGGCGGCCCCAACTACAAATGAGATTGTAACACCATCAGCTTCATCCGCACCTCTTGTTCAACCGGCAATTCCGGCTGAACCGACACAGGCACCGGCAATTACCGAAACGCCGGAAGTGCGCGCCCGTGTATCGTCTTCTGGATTGAGCCGCAGCGACGGAACAGCAACACCCACCGCCGTACCCAAGACCAAAGGGATAACACTACAACAGGTTGCTCAAATGAACTCCGTTCAATACGAAAAATGGCTGAAAGACCCTGCTAACGCGGAAGCCGTTAAGGAATTGAACAAGCTCTAAAGCAATCTGAGAGATTAGCAAGTTAATTAGGAAGTAATTTATGGCGGGTTTTAACCCATCAAGCAATGCAACTTCCAACTTGCCTCAGTCGCGCGTAATTTATTATGACAAAAGGTTCATTGAGAACTTGAAAGCTCAAACTCCTTTTGTCCGTTGTGCAGAGCGTCGGGAACTTCCCTTAAACGCGGGAAATCAACTTGAGCTTTTTATGTACAACACTTTCGGCGCGAACACCGTACAGGTGGCTGAAGGCACTGTTGGAACGGGAATTTCCGCCAGCGTTGGAACTACGACTGCAACAATCGGAGAATATGCTGACTACGCGAATTTCAGTTCGCTCTCGTTGGCAACCGCGATTAAGAAAATCAGTCGCGGAAAAACTAGACTAAATCGGTGGAAATCTGGTATAATATCTTATTGGTCCTAAAGGAGAGACCGCCAATGAGACTCATTCTGACAATCGAATGCGAGCTTCTAAAGAGAGATATTCAGAACCAAACTACTGTAATTGAAGACCTCATTAGCGAGGTGGTTGCAGTAAAATCGGGAATATACGAAAATATCCTTTGGGGAACCATCGCATCCGCAGAAGAAATTATCAGAAAGAAAAAAATAATCCAGACAATACCGAGGAAAGACTTGTGAAAGAAAGAACAAAAGCATACTTAGCGGGCTTGGTAGATGCTGATGGAAGATTGAGCATCTGTCGCCACGTTGGAAAAGAAACGGGATATGTAAGTTATACCGTAGCTTTTTCGGTAGCAAATACTAGTATCTCGTTGATGAAATGGCTCGTTAAAACTTTCGGTGGCGAATATAAAGAAGAAAAAGACGCCCGATTAGAAGACAACGAAAAATGGAATCAATGCTATGGCTGGTATCCTACATCCAACACCCATGCAAGTAGAATTCTTTCTGTTATCGCACCGTATTTAGTTATCAAGCGGAATCGGGCAAAATTGTGCAAGAAATTTTTTGAACTGAACGGCACGGTCAACCCGAATATTCGTAAAACTCTATACACTTCGTATAAACAGGTGCTATCGCAAGAATCCGTAACGCCTAATACGTCTAGCATTTCTTGGAAGAAAAATATTCTCAATGCCTATATCGCCGGTTTCTTTGATGGCGAAGGTAGTTTGGGAATATATGAGACTAAGCAATCAGAATATTCGAGAGGTTCGGGAGTGTGGTATAAGCCGCGAATTTCGGCAGGAAATTCGGTCAAAAGAATACCGAAGATTATGCAGAAAACTTACGGTGGCGGCCTTGTTTCCTTTTTGCGCAGCAAAGACAGAAAGTGGGAACATACTTGGTCGCTTTCCACAAATAAACCTATTGAAAGATTTCTCCTGAAGATGGTACCTTATCTGATTGCGAAAAAAGAACAAGCAAAGTTACTTCTCTCTTTTGTCCGCTTGGGGCTCATTGCAATGCCCGAAGGAAGATGTGAGATTGCTCATCAACTTAGTCAATTCAAGAAATAAAGATAGAGACTGAACCTTATGGGTGACCATAAGAGCGATCCCGCAGTGATGCGGAAATCCAAAACAAATATGTGATCCAGTTGTAGAGAACGTTGGCCGCGAACTTAGTTATCGTCTTGGACAAACCCTGTCCGCAATCGTACGAGCCGTAGCTGATGGTGCTAACAGCATCGACAGTGCGGTTTCCGTAAAGATTGCTGGCGGCACGTCCTTGGCGCTATCCAATATTCGCGCACAAGTTCAATCACTCGGTGGCCGAGCAGTGCTGCCCTTCAACGAGGCAGAAAGTTTAATGGCCGGAGTCATCCATTAATGAAATGGTGGATGTAAAATCTAACTAAATCGGTGAAACCCTTTCAACCAAGTTAGCATCTAAGTTGAAAGGCAATACCGAGGAAACTCCAAATGACAAACGATAAAACAAAATGGTCGTATCTGGCCGCCCTTATTGATGGTGAAGGTTGTATTAGTATTTACCGCCGATTACAGAAAACCCGTAAGTATTTGAATACGGATTACTGGATGATGAATCACAGACTCAGCGTTTATAATACAAACGAAAAGTTGATGAAGTGGCTCATTAAGAATTTTGGCGGTGTTTACTATACAAAATCCCGAAGGTCCACAGTCCACAAAGTAGAATATGATTGGCGGCCCAAGGGAGCGAAGAATCTGGAAAAAGTACTTCTTGGGGTTCTGCCGTATCTCGTTATTAAAGATGAACAGGCGAAAATCCTCTTGGAATATATTCGCATCTCTATGTACGGGGAGCGAACTAATCCTGAAAAACGAGAAGAACTCAGACTTCGTTTATCCAGCCTCAATAAACGTGGAGACTCCGTAACGACTAATACGCTAGACTGTTCACAAAATGAACAGAAGATAGAGTCTGAACTCGCCCGCAAGGACGAGAGCGCCCCCGATGTGAATCGGGGCACAGCAACGATCTGTGACGATTTAACTAACACAACCCATAATTTGGTCGCGCCTATCTAAATCGGGACTACAAACACAATTACCTTTCACCGTTGGCGATTTGCTTAACGATTCTAGCAATAACTCTGCGGTAGATATCTTAAAACACACTGTACCAGGGTTAACAAAAGTAGCCCTGAATAAATTTAGCTATATCGGTGAAACCCTTCTACAGTAGGAAGCATCTAATGATAGAAGACAATACCGAGGAAATCTTAGTGAAGGATAAAACTAAAGCGTACATTGCAGGTCTTATTGACGGCGACGGAAGTCTTTATATCCGCCACGGCGAGGATAGCAATGGATGCAGCCAGTACGTAGCAGACTTCCATATTTATAACACGTATCTACCCATAATGAAGTGGCTAGTTAAGCATTTCGGGGGGTCGTGGTCGATTGGCAGAGATGCTACGGATGAACACAAAACTAGCTATGTTTGGTCGCCGCAAGGTGCCAAGCATTCAGATTGGGTTCTGTCCTTAATTATTCCGTATTTGCAGCAAAAAAGAGAGCAAGCCAAAATCTTTCGGGAATACTATGCCCTAAACGGCAAAAAGAATCCCGAAAAGAGATTTGAATTGTATACTCGTTGCTACAGTGCGAATCACAAAGACTCCGTAACGACTGAAACGCTAAACTTTCCTGAAAAACAGAATTTAGTTAACGCCTATTATGCTGGTTTGGCAGACGCAGAAGGCACATTCACAATTAAGTGCCGCGATGAGAAGTGGGGCAACCATTACGTCGTAGAAGTAAGCGCCACCAACACCTTTGAACCGATCATTCGGTATCTTAAATCTATTTACGGAGGATCAATTTATCCCCGCAAACGAAGTGAGATACACAAAAAACAATATGATTGGGCTATCTATGGGGCACCGAATCAAGAGAAGTTTATCTTGAACATGCTTCCGTATTTGGTAATCAAAAAGCATAATGCTAATGTTGTTCTCCAATTTTTACGAATGAGCGGGGAACACAACAACGAAAAACGGGCTAAACTCTTCAAATCTCTTCAGTAAAGATGATACAGTCTAAACTCGCGGGCAACCGTGAGAGCGAGCCGTCAGAGATGGCGGCATCTTAAAATACAATTGTACAACGTATGGACGACCTCGTTTCTATCGACCTGGCCGACACACTTGAATTCCCCGCGTCGGGCGTGGCTTTCTTCCAGTCGAACCTTGTTACGTTGACTTCTTCGTATCAGAGTTCGTCTGGCGTGGTCGCGTACCGGACTTATATTTTCGGTAAAGACGGTGTCATTGCAGTTCGCCTTGGCGGACGTGGTGACAACGCGATTAATGACGGTAACTGGAGGAACATAGAGTGCAACGTAGTTCAATTAAATGGACTCCTGATGGCGTAATCCGTCAGTAGATAATTCTCTCTAATTGACTTGGATGCTGAAATGCAAACAAGGCGGAAGCGAAAGCACCGTGAACGACTAAGCGAGAGAACATCCTTCGGGATGATGCGATAGTCTGCTCTCATGGGAACACAACTATGAGAGATCAGCAGAAATGACTGATCCCGCGAAAGCGGTAACAATTCCGGCAAAATGCACCCTTAAGCGTAGCCGATCCGTCTGGTTTGATACCCGGCTGGACTAGCTACCGTGTTCACTTCACTGCTAGTTTACCACCCGATACAACCCAACGTTTGCGCTATATTGATTGATTTCAGTCTCGTTCCGCCGAAATGCGGAAATGACAACCCACTCTAATTGACTTGGAAGCTGCAATGCCGACAAGGGGCAAGCGAGAAATCGTAGCCTGAGAGACTAAGCGAGAGGGCACCCTTCGGGGGTGATGCGATAGTCCGAGCTTACAGGAAACGTAACTGTAAGAGTTAGACAGAAATGATCTAACCCGCGTACGCGGTAACACTTCTGGCAACAAGCGCAGTCAGTTAAGCAGTAGCAATTTTAGGGAGGGAGAGTCGGAACAATTCTTCGGCTCTCCTCTTCTGATGTTCTACGACAGCTTGACATGCTTTTATGAAGCCCGATTCCGAACGTGTTCTTTTCATATCATTACAAACACCGCAACAAGGAACGCAGTTATTTAGATAATATCCTTCGGAATTTATTAACCTGTCTATACCATTGTAAATGTACGAACCGCTTTTGTGGCCGCGATGATACCATTGAGATGGGGCCGCCCCACAATAAAAACAGTCCCCTTTCGTAAGAATTTTGAATTCCTCTCGCGACAGCACAAATGGTAGGTCTCTTTTGCCAGCATGAAATTTATAGTTTGTGAAAAGTTGGTTGAAAGCCATTTCTCCTGCTGGTAATGTATTCAGAACCGAGTTCTTTTTAGCTCTTTCGGCAGACATTTCACTTCGCAGACAACCACAACTCTGAACTTTTCTTTGGCGAACATCTTTGCCTGTCGCAACAATATAGTTATCACAATCACACAGACACAACCATCTAGCTCGTTTGCTAGTAGGATCATACCACCGCCATAAAATAAGTAAGCGGTTGTGGCGCTCACCACTCATATCTTTGCATTTACCGCGTTTCTTAGCCATCGTAAGCCTCAATAGTAGAGTATTATACCACAATGGAGTCCTAATGTCAAGCAGTATTTCTAAGCCCTCCTACAAAAGTTACGACGACGAATTCAAGTACGACGACGGGCAGTACGGCGGGAAGTACCACGCCAATCTAGACATAGAATCTAACTTGGCCGCAACTTTGAAGCGCGTCGAGGAAGAATCAGAACTGGCGGTATCTAGCAACCAATCCAAGGAAGAATATCTTAGGCTATTCGAGCAGAACGTAGCCAACCGTCAGGAATATCACTGGCCCAACCAAGAAGAATTGAAACAACAGCGAACTGGCCGCATTTTACACATGAACGAATTTATAACCAAGCTGAGGGCCGCCGGTCTGAACTGTTGGTACTCTGACAAAGGCGGCATGGCCAAGACTCTCGGGTTGTACGTTTCCGTTAATGATAAAACCAAGTACGTAGGCTTCGTTCAGGCTCCTTTTATGCAGGAATACGAGGAACTCTACTTCGATAGATACAACGTGCCTCTAGGACCGAAGCGTAGAGGCTGGCGCACGATCCTATTGAAGCTAATTGAAAATAGAATTCTAACTGAAGTTGAGGCCCACCAAGCGTTCGGCGAACCCCAAACTGGGCCTGTTTCTCGCCGCTATAGAGAATATTTAAAGCACATTCGTAATACACCTCGTTCATAAGTTGAACAACTAGAAGTATAGACAGTACAAACTATTAGGGCATTACCCTACAGGAGAATCAAATGTCAGACGATACAAACAACGTAACAAGCAGCATAAATAGCACAAATAAATTCAAGAAGCCCGCCGAGTACGTAGCGGAACTAGAGAGCAAAACCAATGCTCAATTACTAGACGAACTGGCTGCGCTTGACCTAGAACAAAAGAAACAAGAAATCGAATACCGCAAGTTGGATATGGCTATCAAGAAAGATACATGGACAAAAATACAGGCCGAATACGCAGCCAAAATCGAAGATTTTAGAAGGAAAAACGAAGCTACGCTTCAGTTCTTGGCGCAGCGCGCGTCGCGAGAGGCCAATTGCAATCACCGTAAGGGCGGTCGCGGGGCCGATGCTGTTATGCGCGGCCAAGGTGATGACTCTATGTACTCCGTCGTAAAGCACAAATTGCCTGCGGGTTCGCACTTCGTATTGTGCCAGCGGTGCGGCAAGGAATGGCACCCGGCGAACAAATGGAACATCGAAGGCGGCAAAATTGTGCCTATTCCTGCAACACCTGGCTGGGCCGAGGCCATGCAATGGCCTACGGACAACAGTATGTCGGCATCTAGCACCTTCCTCTTCGAAAAAGTTGAGGTAGCCTAGTGTACAGCAAAACCGAACAGCCCGTCCGTTCACTTGATGAACTACGTAAACTTAGTTATGCAGAAATGAACAGCCGCGAGATTAATACTTTCAGAGACCTCGATCCAGCGGCCTACACCGAGCTTATCAACAAACTAGATGGTACGAAGACACCTAGTCCCGATCCTACTTCTGCGGTCACGCCAGAACCTACGAAGCAAGGCCAAGGCTACTGGCGCAACGGCCAATGGATAGACGTATCGGCGGCCAACAGCTTCATTAACGGGATTAAGGTTTAGTTTCTATTCGCGACCCTTAGTTTTGATGAAGTGCTCGATTCTAGCGACCATCATTTTGGCGAGATGCCGCGAACCTGTTGTGTTCTTGCCACTTTGGAATTGCTCGGGCCATTCATCTTCATAAAACAAATGGCGAGCTTGGTTCACGCCAATCCCGAGAACTTTTTGAGCGGCGTCAAAATAGCCACAGATTCGATTTCCCGTTTTTGCGCTCATAAACTGCACATCATACTCAGTCCATTGAAGTTTCGCCTTACCAGACAAAACAAGTGCTGACCCCGCGACACAGAGATGAGTCTTGCAAAAGTTAATTTCTTCTCCTGGCTCAAATTTGTCTTTATACTGGTCTTTCAATTCAACATACGAATCCATTAGTGCTTTGGACGGTTTTTCGCGGAACAACTTCTGAATCTTCCGAAGCAACGCGACGTTCATATCTTCCTCCTTGGCAGGTTTGCCATGCTCAACGTAACATAGCCGCTATCGGCTGTCAAGGATTTATTTTTGCAACTAGCATATAGAAGCACCCGCAGATACGAACCCAACAAATCAGACACGCTGGTTTCAAGCCCCGAACAGGCCCATAAACTCATTGCTGATTTAGATACAAAATTAAAAACCAAGCTCTCAGGGCATGAGCGAGCTACGTATCTGTGCGCTAGGGCGGTACTGTATGAGGCCCTGGGCGACCAGAAGATGCTAGAGGCCGCTCAGGAAGCCTTCAAGTTCTCTAAGACAGCACAGAGTTGTGCCTTGGTTGCGGTAGCCCTTCATCATTTCGGACGCATCAAGGAAGCCCTTCAATATTACGAACAGTCCTATAGGTTCCCGCATGAGCCGGGGTATGAAGTGGATATTGGGTACCAAGGTGCTCTTTTATTCAGACAGACTGCGGAATCCTGGCTGAAGGCTTGGGAAATTACCCTATCCTTGAAGAAGCGTATGTGCTACGCCGCGTATCTTCCGACATGGGATGGGCGACCAACGAAGGAATTACAAGTCCTATCCGAAGGCGGATACGGCGATTTAATCCAAAATTCTAGGTACTTATCAAAATGTACCGAGATTGCGGAACACGTTACTGTCTTTCTGCCGCCGTATTTCTTTCAGTCGGGTTTCGTGGATTTGATGTGTCAGCAATCTTGGTGCCCCGAAATAAAACCGCTAACCGAAGCAAAACCTAACACTCCTAGCGCGGGGTTCTTTGATCTGCCAGCCATATTCCAAACCATTCCTAGTGAGATTCCGAATCCGCCAGTTTGGAAAGTCAGCGAACGGCGACATTTGGAAGTGTCAGCGAACGGCGACACGCGACCGAAAGTTGGCATAGTATGGGCGGCAAGAGCCATGGAAACGCCTATCTGTCAGGCTTCTGTGTACCGAGAACTAGGAAGAGAGCAGGCGCAGAAACTAGTTTCTAGCATAGATGTTCATTGGGTCAGTCTTCAAGTTCCCGATGCCCCGTTGGACGGGGTTGAACGGATGCCGCTCAAATCGTGGCTAAATACTGCGGTTTTGATAGATAGTCTAGATGTGATTGTTAGCGTTGATACGGCGGTACCGCATCTAGCCGCTAGCATGGGTAAAAAGGTTCATGTTCTCTTGAGCGGTGCCGTTGATTGGAAGTTCGGGATGGACGGGAATAGTTGCCTGTGGTACCCCACTATGACTCTTTGGAGAAATGGGGGTTGGGGCTTCGAGACCGCACTGGATAATTTTATTCGGGCGGCTAGCGAAGGGTCTTTGTTTTAGGTAGGCTATTATAAAATCACTTTGAAGTTTGGGATTCGCTTCTAAAACCCAAAGTACTATCCTATTACAATCATTGCATAGGAGTCCTCGAACACATTCTCGGCACCCTCTTTTTGGGTTTTCATGGTGAGAATGATCGTGGTCTACGGCCAATGCTTTTAGATGTGGTTCAAACCCACAAATAGCACATTTGTTATCCTGTATTGTTTTGAGTCTTTCGAACTCTTCGAGAGTTATCCCAAAATGATATACCAATTGAGAATTTTTTATCTTTCTGGGATTGTTTTTCTTCCAGTTTTGGCCGTTAGCATTATGTCTTTTCGGGTTGTCTTTGGCCCATTTTTTAACTCTCGCTCGGTGGCACGTAGCACAATGGGACGAATGCCCCCTTTTGGTTAATGGGTCTTTATAGAATTCAGTAATTGGTTGCTCAATTTTACATTTGGTGCAGGTAAACATTTCCATCAGTTAAAACTCCGTTTGTATATATTTAGATGCGGTTTAGGGGTCAAAAGGTTGCCTAATAGTACAGTTAAAATTTCAGATATTGTTGCTCATGGGCGGTCATTTCCTGAAATTGCGCCCTTTCTGCAAGTTCCTGCTGGCGGGGCTACGCTAGGCCCAGTGCTGAGTATCTGTAATGATACGATGACTGAAATTATTGCACAAGTTTTCAACTGGAAGTGGAATAGGTTCAAATTGCCTCTGGTGTATACGAATTCGTGGCAGCAAGACTACGCTCTAAATGTTGTCAATCTTGGCTGGCTAGAGAACGGTGCATTAATAGATATAAACAATACGGCCCTGCCCAAACCTATCTGGCCTATCGAAGTTGTCAAAGACTTGATGATGACTTCGGCACAGTATGGAATCCCTGGCCAAGTCTCGTGGCTGCCAAATGATCAGCTTCAGTACTCCGTGTGGCCCGGCGCGAATGTACAAATTCTGAGTCCGATTGGCGTAACTGTTACTCCGGCAAATCCTATCCTTCAAATTCAGGACCCTAATGGTAACTTTTGGTCGGTTACAGGGTACGGAATTACTGGGGGCAGCCAACCTTCGTGGCCCATAACATTGGCATATCCCACACAGAACAGTCCCAACACGGTCGCTACAACCGTAACAGACGGAACAGTCATTTGGACGGCGATCAACCCCAAAGGCCAAGGCATTCGCTGCTATCCTATTCCGCCGCAAGTAGGAGTTGTCTACCAATTTAATTTATTCGCTCAGTACAGACCATTCGCGTTCTCTAACGGGCTATTCACATCGTTCAACCAAACGCTAGAACCCATACCTGACGATTTCATCAAGTATTTCAAGGATGGATTCGTAGCTTTGGCGTACAGCCACTCAACAGACAAAGGTGTTCGGGGAAAATTTCAGGATCAGTACAGAATGTGGAAAGAAAGTCTGATGAATGCCAAGATGCAGGGTGATCGCGAGCGCGATAATTCCGGTTTCTACCCGTCCCGAGGTGTCATAGAACCTACCGTCGGGGGTCTATACCCTGGCCCCGCTTGGCCTTTCCAGCTCCCTTGGATGATCTTCTAGTCATGCGTTTAACACCTAATTTTCAAAACTATCCTATAAAGGATAATCTCGTTGTTGTCAAAAAAGGAATTCCCTTTAAGACTCCGACAGGATTTCTAACTACATGGATTGTAAAATGTAAAAATTGCGGCGAAGAAACAACTGCGCGACCAGGAAACATTCGAAAAGGAAATGTCTGCGTCAAAAGTTGTAAGTGCGAGAAGTTCCCCGAAAAGGATTGGTCAGGCTACAGAAATGGCCGATTATTGGCGACCGCTTTTCTGGGCTACAGCAAGACTAAAGGACAGATGTATCTTTGTAAGTGCGATTGCGGAAATATAACAACCGTCGCACTTCCACATCTTCTTGGTAATACTAGAAGTTGCGGATGCTTACAAAAAGAACAGCGAACTGCGGGTCTCGGAGTAGCTGCTAAAAATAGAGTAATCGGACGCTATAAACGAGAAGCAACCAAACGTGGTTTAGAGTGGGATTTATCGGATGAACAGTTTTTCAATATCGTCACTCGCTGTTGCGTCTACTGCGGTATCCCGCCATCAACAGAATATTCCCGCCAATCAAATGGTTCTTTTACCTACAATGGAGTAGACCGGATCAATAACGAAATAGGATACCGCACAGATAATGTGGCCCCGTGCTGCAATACGTGCAATTTTATGAAGCGTATTTGGTCCAAAGATTATTTCTTGTCCCACATTTCAAAAATCTACAAACACTCCGTTATCGGGGGTCGGCCATCATAAACCCAATTATGTTTTTAGTTCGCCACGGAAAAACTGGCGGAAACCAAGCCAATACCTATCGTAGCTGGTCGAACGGTCCAGACGCACAGCTAACGCCCGAAGGCCGCGACGGAATCCGCCAATCAGCATTGTTCCTGCAAGGTACCGGCATAAAGTTCCCGCTAATTATCTCGGATGATCTAGACCGCTCAAAAGAAACTCGCGAAATTTTGCAAAGTATTCTAGACATTCGCGAAAGCCACGTAGACAAGCGCTTGCGGCCCCTGAATGTTGGAGATTTTACAGGCAAATCCAAAGCCGACTATCCCCTAGACAAGTACATCAAGAACCGCTCACTCAAGATTCCTGGCGGCGAATCACTCAACCAGTTTGACAATCGACAGGCTAAATTCTTTGATGATGTGGCTGCAATTGTTCAGAAGTTGAACAAACCTATTCTAATCGTTGGCCACGGCTCAACCGTATCATTTTTACACAACACATTCAACTCTAAATCCGAAGGCCAAGTCGGGTATGAAGGATTAGTCTATCCTAGTGGCGTTCTAATGTTCACTTCGGCAGGAGTGATTCCCCTAACAAACAAACGCGAAGGCTCTCCGGCTCCGCTTAAAGACGGCACGCCAACTTCGGGCTTTGTTACGGATGAAGAAAATGTTCCGCCACGCGAGTGTTGGCATTGCAAGTTCGCGGCCAAAGATATTAATGGTCTTCTTGGTTGCACGCATCCGGTTGTTAGAATAGACCCAAAACTTCAAGACAGGCTTCAGTCAGATGGAACCATCGCAGTTGGCGAACGAGACTGCTGCGACATGTTTTCTTCCTTAAGACCTTAGAGGTGTATCATCGCTTCAACGATTACTCTGCAAAACAGTATAAATTTTAGCCAATCACATGTTGATTTCCTAAGCCTAAATATCGGCGCGGGCAACGAACCTGCTATCACATCTGCGAACATTATCCAACAGACTATTCTGTCACCGCCGTTTTGTTGGAACTGGAATCGAGCGAACGTTTCCTTTCTGGCAACCATTGGAGTACAAGATTACGCAACGGCGGTCACTACATTTGGGTTCATTGAGAAAGCCTCGTATGTTCCAGCGGCAA